ATCCGCCTTCCTGTGACGCCGGCGCCGACGCGTTCGCGTACGGCCACGGGTCCTGCCGGATATTGCCTCGCGTGAGGTCGTAATGCAGGTGCCGGCCGGTCGTCCAGCCGGTCGTATCGAGCTCGCCGAGCCGGTCGCCTTCCGCGACATAGGCGCCGGCGCCGACGGCAATGTCGAGCAGGTGCGCGTATCCCGTCGTCCATCCGTCGCCGTGATCGACACGCACGATCCCAGCGCCGCCGGAGGCGGCATCGTAAAACGCCTGGTACACCGTGCCGGCTTGCATCGCGATTACGGGACCGCCGCCGTGTGCGCCGTTGTCGATATCGAGTCCGTCGTGTGGCCCGTAATCGGTCGCCTGCTCGCCGAATGATTGCGTGACGACGAACCCGGACGACGGGTCCGGATTCCCAGGCGGACCGATGCGACCGCGGACCGGGTTTCCGAACCTCATTGCCGGACCTCGAGGTCCTCGAGCCCTTCGACCTCGCGCCACCATTCCGGCCACCATTCCGGCCGCTCGCGCGGCGCGCCTGGTACGCGCGGGTCGATATCCGCCAACGTCGGAGGCTCGCCGTAGCGGCTCACGCGGCCCTCCGCGATCGGATGCTCCGGCCGCATATCAGCGCCGGCTGCGTAGGTAACGGTCGACGGCCACGGCCGCGACGATCGCGATGATCCCGGCGCCGACGATGATTCCGAGCCCGAATCCGAGCAGCTCGCCGGTCATGCCGTCACGTCCTCGATCGGCTGCCCGCACACGCCGCAGCCGACGACGATCGGTCCGTCGAGCTCGGCCCACACGATCGGGATCGGCTCGCCGGCGTTGTCGCAGCCGTCGGTGTGACACGTCGCGAGGTACTGCGCCTCGCCCTCGAGCAGCTCGCGCGTCAGTCCGGGACCGGATGCCTCACTCATTTGCACGGCGCTGAACATACAGTACGGCGATGAAATGACGGTGCCGGTCGGATTGTAGATACGCAAGGTGCAGCCGGTCGCGCTCGCGCCGGTTCCCAGGCTCGCCGCCATATGTCCATTCGACACGCCGGCGAGCGTAATCATCGGGGTTTGCGTGAACCGTCCGACCGCGAACGTCATTGCCAGCGATTGCCCGGTGCCGCCGTTGATACTCGGGAATGCGGGTGACGTTCCGGCTTGCATGCGGACCGGCGGCCACACCGCGAGCCGGTCCTCGATCGCCTGCGCCAGCGCGGCGATCGCGTTGTCGCCGTCCATCACGCGATCCGTTCCGGTCGGATACGGGAATCCGTATACCGGCGTGCTACCCGCCATGAGCTGTTCCTCCGCTTGCCGGCAATGGTGGCGCTAGGCACGTGATCGAGTCCCACGTTAGCGCCGGGTCGATCGCGTCCCACAGCCACGTCGCCGCTACATCGTCCCAGCGCGGCGGCGGCGCGGTGCGGCAATACTCCGATACGGCCAGTGTCAGCAGCCAGCCGCCCGGCCCATCCGGTCCGCCTCCCTCGATCCGCTCCGTCCAGCCTTCGACAAACAGGTGTGCGGCAGGATACGGCGAGCTGCTCGGCAATCCGGTAAGCGTCAGCAGGCTATGCACCTCGAGGCCGAGCAGTGCGTCCGTGAGCGCCGGGTCGACATACTCGGCCTCGAGCGGGAATGCCAGCCCGTCGACAACCCAGGCCGGCGACGCTTGCCGCGCGACGATGAGGTCCGCGCGTTTGACTGCCTCGGGCGCATCGCGTAGCGCGGTGGCCAACGTCGCCGCGTACGTCCCATGCTCGGCGATGCTCGCCGCATTCGTCGCGTATACCTCCGCCTTCGGCTGTACGTTGCCGTAGCCGATGGTCGCGTCGTTGCACAGTCCCTCGAGGCCGAGCCGCCAGTTGATATCGAGCGGCACGTCGCAAGCGTCGATAGTCACGGCCGGCGGCTCGCCGCGCCGATGCTCGGCATCCGCATATAGGACTGCGCCGTCGGTCGCTTGCCACACCATACCGTTGCCGGATACCGCCGCCTCGAGCGTTATTTCCGCCGCCGGTACCGTGGCCAGCAGGCCCGCCGGCGCAACGTCGCGCGCGTACAGGTACAGCGTGCCGGGATCGCTGCGCGCCGGATCCCGCGTCACGCCGGCCATGAGGAGCGCGCGGTCCGCGCGTTGACCGTCGAGCTGCTCGCCCATGCCGGCGCCGGCACCGCCGCCGATGATCTTTCGCCGTCCCAGCTCGGCCAGCTCGCCGACCGCGATCACGGTCGCGAGCGGGATATCCGGCGCGTCCCAGCGGACCGCGATATCCGAAATGCGACCGGCGAATCGCGGCACTTCGACGCCCAGCCAGTCCGCGTACACCGCGAGCGGCGAGCCGATGCGCGCCTCAGCCGGCAGGACGCCGAGCAGCTCGAGCGTTGCGGCGTCCGCGCTCGGCTGCGAGCTCGGATCATCGCGACCGTGGATCAGTGAGGCGCGGCGAACGTCGCATTCGGCGGCGACGCCGCCGATACGGATCACGACGCCGGGCAGACTCATCGCGCGGACGTTGACAGGCCCGACGCACGGCCCATCCGGATATTGTGTTGACCCAGCACGCGCGCCACGCTACGCGCGACGCCTTCGGGGTCGATCGCGCCGCTGATATTGATCGTGATCGGCGCCGCCGCACCGCCGGCGCGACCGGCGCGACCGGCTGCCGCGCTCGAGCTCGCCGCGTTGCCTCCGATCCCGAACGGCAGGTCCGGCAAGCGGAAGTTCGAAAACGGGTTCGCCGCCTCGAGGAACGACTGTACCGAGCTGATCGCGGTTCCGATCCAGGTCACGAGCTTGACGAGCCAGCCGACGACGATCGACAGGACGCCGATCACGATCCGCAGCGCGCCGGCAAGCAATTTCACGAGCGGGATCAGCAGCGGCAGCAGCGCCGTCACGAGCTCGCCTAGAACCTTCAGGATCGGCAGCAGTGCCGGCAGCAGCTCGGCCAGAATCGGCAGGAACGCGGACCCGATCGTCTCGCTGATTTCGCCGAACGCATCGGCGCCTCGCGCGCCCATGCCGGCCGCGGACTCCGCGTACACGTCCGCTTGTCCGGCTGCGGCGGCCGATGCGGCGGCGATCGTGTCCGCGGCGGTGGCGCCCTTCGCGAGTCCTGGTACTAGCTTCCTCAGCGCGCCGTCCTGCCCGGCGTGCGCCTTCGCGACGGCATCCGATGCGGTCGCGAGGTCAACGCCGGCGAATCGCGCTATGTCCTGCGCCTGTGTCAGCAGGTCCGTCGCGGTTCCTACGTCGCCGGTCGCCACGATCAGGGACTCGAGCCCGGCGCGCGTTTCGGAATCGGTGAAGGCGCGTTCCTGCCCGGCCGCGATCGCCGCCTCAACCTGCGCCGTACTCTCAGCCGTCGCGGCGCCGGCGGCGCGGATCGTGGCCTCGAGTTTCGCCTGCTCGGCCGCGTCGTCGGCCGCGGCGTTTGTCATGCCTACGATCGCGGTCGCCGCCACTCCGACGACGCCGGCCACGGCGCCGATCGCGAGCGTCGACTTGCCAATCGCGCCGCCGAATCCGCCGAGCTTGCCGGATGACTCATCGAGTGCGGAATCGAGCTTGCTCGTGTCGCCGCGAATCTCAACCGTGAGTCCGATCGCCGAGAACCCGGCCATTAGGTCGCCCGCCTCGCGGCGCCGGCGTGCTCGCCGTAGGCCTCCGCCTGCGCGAGCGTGAGCTGCCCGGCAACGTCCGGCGGCAGCCCGGTTGCGATCGAGGCCTCAACCGCGGCGCGTGCCTCCGCGTCCGCGATCGGATCGCCGGCGTCGAGGTCGAATACCAGGTCCCAAGTTTGCGCCGCCTCCCAGGTCAACGCCGGATCGCGGCGCCGCTCGAGCTGCAACGCGAGCGCGTAGGCGAGCTCCGTCCCGCGCACGAGCTCGGCCGGGTCCGCGCCGGCCGGCGAGCCTAGCGCCCGGATCAGGCGTTGCGCGTCCGTGGTGCGGACGTTCGCGATCGCGCAGGCGCGCGCGAGCTCGAGGATCGTCAGCGAACGGATACCAGGCAGCGTGAGCGTCACGCGCCGCGGCTCAGTCTGTGCGGAATCCACGTTGCCTGCCTCGTTCGGTGAGTGCCTGGTGGTACAGCTCGAGCAGTGCGTCCGTCTGCTCGGCGATCGTGTCGGCCACCATCCGGGCGCCTGGTACACCGCGCGCGCCGTACTCGACTGGTCCCGCGTACGGCACGCCGGACACGACGGCGCCGGCGACCTTGCTCGCCTCCGCGGACCAGGACGCCGCCAGCGCGCCGGATCGGCGCGGCGAGCGCTGCGACACGCCTGGTATCAGCAGCTCCGCGCCGGCGCGGTGCGTCGCCTCGAGGTCCTCGACATCGCGCGCCAGTGCATCGAACGCGGCGCGGACCTCGCGGTCGCCTGTGACGTTGACCGCCTGCGGCATGCCCTATACGGCCGCGGACGCGAGCTGCTCCGCGTCCTCCGGCGACAGGTCGCGCGTGTCGCGGTCCTCGAGCTCGTCCGCCGAGCTCGCGCCGGACCCGTAGCGCGTGCCGGCCGGGAACGCGGCCGCGAGCAATTCCGGCTTGCTCGAGCACGGCAGCGTAACGTCGAGCTCCGCGAACGTGTCCGCTTCGCCGCCGTAGGTCGGCGCGATCAGCCGGACCTCGCCCATCATGCCCGGCGCCGTGTCGGACGGCGCGTCCGCGCCGGCAACGTCCGAACCGTGCGCCTGGTAGCGGAATTCGGCGGACTCGCCTTCGTGCTCCCACAGGACGCGCGCCAGCCCGTCCGCGGACCAGTCCTGCGCGGCCGTGATATGCAACGCATAGCTCGAGCGCCCAGGCTGCGAGAACGACCCGTCCGGGCAGAGTGTCTGGTACGTGACAACGTCGCCGGCTTCGACGGCGACCTCGACTGTGTGAACGTCGCAGTTCACTTGCAGCGCCGGCTCGGCGCCGATCGTGAGTGTCAACGACACGTCACGCATGAAAAGAGGATTTCCGGCCATTAGCTCAAGCCTCCGCGGTGTGTATCAGGACGAATGCAACCGATGCCGGGTGCGCCACGTTGCCGAGCGTGATATCCCGCGGCGCGCCCCAGCTCGGCAGCGAAACGCCGCGCAGCGACAACAGCGCCGCGTCGATTTGGTCGATCAGCTCGGCGAGCTCGCCGTAAGCCGCCGCCGTGTCGGTGCCTGCGGCGATCGCAGTCACCTTCCATCGGACCAGGACGCGCGGACTCGGCGAATCGCGGTCGATCCATGGCTCGCCGGGTTCGACCAGGACGCACGGCGCCGCGAACCGGCCGCCGGTCGCGGTCCGGATGCCTGATCCCTCGAGCGCGTCCGTGAGCTGATCGCGCGAGGCGGCGAGCCGGCTCACGCAATCCCGACCGTCGCATGCCGCGCGATGATCGGCGCGACGCCCTCGAGGTAGTCGCGCGCGACCCGGATCGCGGCGCCCTCGAGGTCAACGTAGCCCGTCAGCCCGTACACCGCCTCCCGGCGTTTGTAGGCCTCCGCGCCGGCGATCGTGGCCGCGTACGTCAGCTCCGGATATGCGGCCGGGTCGATCGGGACCGGCGGGTCGATCGGAGGCGACACGTACGCGACGCCGCGCATGCGAACGTCGATCCCGGCGTTGACCGCCGCGGCGCAGGCCTCCGACCAGGCGGAATCCTCAGCCGTCGGCGCCGTAACGCCTACGGCCGCGAGGATCCCGGTCCCGGTCGTCCATTCCGCCACGGACTACGCCTGCGCCTTGCGGCTGCCCTTGTCGCCGCCTTCGCGCGCGAGCGGCAGGACGACGGCGGTCGCCTTCACCAGCCCGGCCGGAATGAAAATTCCGGTTGCGCCCATCGACCAATACGCGCGGTTCTGTCCGAGCTTGGCCACGTCCTCAGCGGTCGCCACGAATGGCCCGTCCTCGTGCCACTGTGCCGCGCGCTCGTTGGTGAAGATTGCCGTCCCGGCCGTGAGGTACGGCGCCTCGATCACGGTCAGCCCGGACACGTTGATCTGCAACGTGCTCGCCTGCGCCGTTCCGGTCAGGTTCGCCGTGCCGTAGGACGCCGGCGTCAGCACCGCGCCGAGCGCGGCGAAAACGTCGGAGGCGACCAGGACCGCGGACGCCGGCGCGCCGGTCGCGCTGCGAACCTTCGCCGAGCCGGCAAAGAACGTTTCGCGCGTGTCGGCATCGGTCGCGATCGAGCCGGTCAGCGTGCCGGTCGCGCCGGCCTCGAGGTCGTCTTCGTACTCGCGCTCCGTCGTCAGCGCCCAGCCGGCGAGCATGATCCGGCCGTAGGCCTCGAGGTAGCTCGGCGAGCTGCGCCGGATCAGCTGATACGAAACGTCCGAGCCGCCGGCGAACGTCTCAATCGGCGCGTTGCCGTCCAGCAGGTTGACAACGACGGACGTGATTTCCGTCTTTTCGGCCGATTGCTTGCCGACCAGTGCGCCCAGGTCGCCGGCGAAATACGGCCAGTGCAACGACATTCCGGACGCGCCGAGCGGACCAGGTCCGCCGGTTGCCTCGATCGCCGGCCGGCTCGCATCGACAATGCCCTTCACGTCGGACACGAACGACGGCGCCATAACGCCGGGATTGGTCGCCGCCTTCTGATCGACCAGTGCGCGCGCCAGCAGGACGGCGGACTCAGGATCGCCGGATGCGTCCTTGAGGTACTCGCCGAATGCGGACCATCGCGCCATCAGGTGCGGACCGCCGCGCCTGGTCGATCCCGCCTCGAGCGCCGTCATGCGGGCGACCAGGTCGGATCGCAGGTCCTCGAGCGCGTCGAGCTGCGCAGGGTTGCCGGCGTCGATACGCACGCCGGGATCGGTAATCGGATCGGCCGCGACCGGCGTCGCCGCCTGCGGTTCTGTCATGGGGTTTGCGTCCTCACTGCGTACTGCTAGAACCTCAGCGCCCGGATAGGCGCCGCGTTCGACAATTCCGACCCGCACCAGCCGCGCGCGGATACGTTCCGTCACGCCACCATTGCCGGCGCGGTCCTCGATCGGTTCGAATACCGCGGACGCGCCGCGGTACACACCGTCCCGCGTGAGCTCGAGCAGCTCGTCGCCGTCCCGCGTGCGCGACACACCGAACGCCGCGTATGCGCCGTCCTCGCGGTCCTCGAGCCGCGCCGCGCGGCCGGTAAGGCGGACGCCGGGATCGGCGCCGTGCGGCCCGATCGCCTCGAGCGTCACGTCCTCCGGGACGGTGCCCTCGAACGCGCCGCGGCGGAACAGCTCGCGGCCGTCCGCCGTGTCGCCGACAACGTCCCACGGAACGACGCGGACCTCGATCACGCGCTCAGCGGCGCCGCGCGAGGTAATGACGGCAGGAAACGTGGCGGTGCGTAGGGTCATGCGATCGGAACCTCCGTTGCCGCCGGCGACGGCGCCAGCGCGGCCGGGATATCAGGCGGCAGCGTGCGCTGCCAGCCCTCCCAGCGGTCTATTTGCTCGAGCGTGAGGAACCCGGCGCGCATGCCGGTTTCGTATGCCGTCCATCGCGCGGCAGTGTTCAGCCGTTCGATTTCGGCCGTACTGAACCGCGCCGATTGCGTGCCGGGCAGCAGGTCGGATAGCGCTTCCTCAACCGGCGCGAGGTACAGCGGTTGCACCGTCACACGGAGGAACGTCATTAGCGCCTCCGAGATGTTCTGGTAGGTCAGTGACGATCCTCCGACCTCCGCGAGCAGCAGCTCCGGCGGGAAGATTCCCAGGCCTCGCGCGACCTCGAGCGCGCCGTGCTTGCGCGTTTCGAGCAGTTGCGAGGCCTCCGGCGTCGAGCCCGGCGTCGTGAGGTCCCAGCCCTTCGGCAGCACCGCCGGCGAATGGTCGCGGTGATTTTCGATCCAACGGTTTTTGACAGCGGTCGCGGCGGTGTCGTCCAGCGTGCCGTCGAATTTGAGGACGACGGACGGGACGGCGCCGGTTTCGTACCAGGCGCCCGCGTACAGCTCGGCCGCGAGAATGCGATCGAGGGAGGACGCGATCAGCTCGAGCGGCGATCGGCCGAGCAGCTCGCCGGCGGGACGGTTGATCGCGATCAGCAGGCAATCGCGACCCGGCAGCAGCTCGCGGCCGGCCCATTGCACGCGGCGTGATAGGCGCGACTCATCCGCCCATTGCACGGACACTTGATCGAACGGCAGGACGATCGACACGTCCGGCCGGCCGGCGGCGTTGCGGCCGCTGATCGGTTGCCACAGGACCGCCGTTCCGTGATCGAACAGGGACCCGACGAGCTGCGCGAGGTACTCGCCGCGCGTGATTTCGGGCGCCGGCCGGACCAGGACGCGCGGCTGTGATTTCGTCGGCAGCGGGTAGCCGTTAGCCCAGGCGACCGGCTCGAGCATCGAGGCCAGCGACACGATCAGCTCGCGAGCTCGCGCGACGGCCGGGATCGCCTGGTAATCCGCGAGCCCTAGCCGCTTGTCGATCGCGTACGAAATTTGTCCTGCGAGGTCGGACTCGGACGGCGGACCGATTAGCCAACGTTGCACGCCGTCCCAGAATCCCACGGCCGCAGTATGCGGCCGATACCTAGATTTGCCTAGATTCCGACCGGATCAGAATATTTCCGCCTGCGCCGGCGCCGCCTCCGGTGCGATCGCCGCCCATGCCGCCCAGGCTGCCGCGCGTAGCGCGTCGATCGCGCCGGCGGACTCGCGAATCGAAAAGTACCAGGCGCCGCCGGCGAGCGGTGCGGACGGCCGCGCGCGGCGTGCCTGCGCGGCGAGTAGCGGATCGTCCGCATGCATGAGGCGACCGCCGATCAGCTCCGACCGGAACAGCTCGGACGCGGCGCGCAGGTCCGCCGGCGCCAGTGACAGCGACGGCAGGTCCGCCTCCGCCGCCCAGGCCTCGACATGCCTCGAGCTCGCGCCGCTACGCGCGAACGCGACGACGGCCGGCGACCAGGCGCGCGCCGCGGCGCCGAGCGCCTCGAGCAGCTCGGCCGGCGCGACCGTTGCGCCCGGCGGCGCCGCGAGGTCCGCCGCGATCCCGACGAATGTCGGCGCGTCCGCGCCGGCGACGGCGACCGCGACGGATGCGCGTGTCCACGACGGGTCCGCCTCAACCGCGAGCACGATCCGCTCGCCGCGCTCGAGCGGCGGCGCGCCGGCAGCTCGCGACCATACGCCGAGCGGTAGCCATTCGTCCGCGGCATCGGACCAGAGATTCAGCCGTTCCTGTCGGAACGTCGCCGGCGTCAGTGCGGCGAGCTCGTCACGGATGCTCGC